CATGCCGTGCTGATGCTCGAACAAGAGAGACTGGCAGGCGAGCGCGACGCTCTGGCCCGCGAAGTGGAGGGGCTGAGGGCGGCGAATGTAAATCTCTCTGAGCAGGTGCGAGTGTTGGACTCGGCGCTGCTGACAGCGTTCCCGGATGAAGACCTCCGGCATGATGCCCTGCGCGCCGCCCTCGCCCAACCGTGAAGATCCGCCTCAAGATCCCGCTGAAGCTGCCCTACAAGAACGAGCTGACGCCCTCCTACGACAAGAGCGCGTTCTTCCGGTACATGGGGTTGAAGCGCGAGTGGCAGGCGGCGATCCCGGAGCCGACGCCGGAGCAGCGGGCCCTCGGCGCGCGCCGCCTCACCATCGTCCGGCTCATGACCACGAAGGAGCGCCCTTTCGACACCGGGAACGTCTACTACTCCGCCGCGGCCATCATCGACATCGTCGCGAAGAAGGGCTGGCTCGTCGACGACACGCCGGACCTGCTCGAGCTGGAGAAGCCGGTCCAGCGCCGCGCCGCCGGGGACGAGGTGGCGCCGTCCACTTACATCGAGATCGAGGACCTGCCGGGACCCGCCGTGCGCTGCGCCAGGCTGCCAGGGATTTGAAAAACAATCAATCGGGAATCAAACCGATGCAGATGGTCCGGATGTACCGGACTCCACAGGGTTGGCGTCGGAAAGACGAGCTCACGCCGCTGGAGAGTGACGAGGTGGCCGCGAGGATCGTCGCGGCCCGCCACATCGTGCGGCGGCTAGCGGCGATGGTGCGTGACCTCGGGCGCCGTCTCGGCTACGAGCCCGGACCATACGGACCGCACTGACGGACCACGCAGCCGCTTGACAGGCCGCGGTTCTCCCGCGATGTTAAAGTCCATGCTGAAGAAGGGCCCACAGAAGCCGCGGGGAGGGAAGCGCGAGGGAGCCGGGCGGCCGCCAGGCGTCTCGAACGCGCAGACCGAGCAACGGCGCCGTGAGACCGCCGCCGCGATCGAGGATGCGGTGCAGGACGGCCGCCCGGCCGAGTACCACGTCGCCGTCTGCCTCTGGCGCGAGGGCACGACCTGCATCGAGGCCGCGGTCCGTCTCGACGCCCTGAAGCACTTAGACAACCGCCTGCAGGGCCGCCCGCGCGAGGCCCTGGAGATCACCGGCGCCGGCGGCGGCCCGCTCGAGGGGCGCATCTTCCGCGCCCGCCTGGCGTCCGGCGAAGAGGCCCTGGCGCCCCCGATCGCCCCGCCCGCAGCCGCCGGCCATAAAGAAGCCGATGCCAAGCCGTAGGGACACGTGCGCCCAGTGCGGCCGAAACCTCCCAGACGAGTTCGCGCGCGACCCGCTGACGGCGGGCACCGACGTGTGCCTCCGGTGCGCAAGCATCCGGCTCCACGAGGTGACCAGGACCGCGGAGGGAAGACGCTGGCTCGAGGGCTGGCGCGAAAAGCTCCGGACCGTGCTGCAGCTCCAAAACCCCCCGCACCGCGGGTAGCCCCACCCCCGCCACCGCCGCCGGCGGGAGCCCCGGCCATCGTCCAGCCCTACGAGTTCATCCTCCCGCCCCTCTTCCCCTACCAGGACGCTCTCGTCCGCAACCCCGCCTGGGAGCTGGTCATCGTCTCGGCCACCCAGATCGGGAAGACCTTCGCCTGCGCCTGCTGGCTCCTGGCGATTGCGTTCGAGCACCCGGGAACGCTGAACTGGTGGTGCGCGCCGACCCGGCGCCAGGCGCGCAACGGCTACTGGCGGATCAAGTCGTTCGCGCAGTCGGCCGGGCTCCTGCTGCGGGGGAAGGCGGGCTACTCCGACACCGACATGATGCTGCGCCTCTGGAACGGCGCCGTCATCGAGTGCCGCTCCTTCAGGCGCCCCGACTACCTGCAGGGCGACTCCATCTACGGCCTGGTCGTCGACGAGGCCGGCCTCCTCACCCAGTCCGCCCGGGCGCTCATCTCATCACGGCGTTCGGCGCTCCTCGGTCCCGCGCGGTACATCGGCAACCCCGGCGCGAGCGGCTCGACCTTCTGGGAGCTGCACGACCAGGCGGTGAGGATGAAGGTCGACCCGGAGTGGGCCGGCTACTGGGACTGGATGGAGTGGACGTGGGAGACCCGGTACAACGCGCTCGTCCACCCCCTTCAGAAGCTCCGGTACAAGCGGTTCATTGACAACGAGCGGCTCACGCTCGCGCCGTTCGATTTCGCGCGCCTGTACAACGCCTCCTGGGCGATCCCGGAGAAATCGATCTTCGGGGCCTCCCTGGCCAAGATGGAGAAGGACGGCAAGCTGCTCGAGCGCGACCCGCGGCCGCACCCCGGCCATCCCTACCTGACGGCCTGGGACATCGGCGTGACGTCTGACTACACCGTCGGCGTGCCGCTCTGCCTGCAGTGCTGGACGGTGACCGACTACCACCGCGAGCGCCCGGGCGACACCGCTGGCCTGGCCGCACGGATGGTGGCGTACTCGCAGCACTGGAACGACTCCCAGATGGTGATCGAGCGGAACGGGCTCGGGATGACGATTTTCAACGACGCGGCGCGCCTCTATAGGAAGGTGCAGGGCTGGCAGACCGACAACGTCAACAAGCGGGTCGCCGTGTTCGAGGTCCTCAACCGCTTCACGAACCAGACCGGGTTGACTCTCTTCAAAGATCCAACGATGTTGAAGGAGCTGACGAATTACGAGTCGCAGCAGAACCCGAAGACGCAGGCCTGGACCTTCGGCGCACCGACCGGCGGGAAGGATGACATCGTCATGGCCACCGTCATCGCCGTCGGCGCCGCGACCTCCGGAGCCACCGCCTACATCGAGATGATGAAGCGCCAGCTCGCCAAGCAGAAGGCCCAGCAGGAGAAGATGGCCTAGTGGCTCCCACCCTGAACCCCGACCAGGCGATCGCCCGCACGCCGCTGAAGAACCTGCAGGCGGCGCTCGCTCCGCTCCTGTACGACGCCAGCGGCCAGCCGATGATGGCCCAGGGCGATCCGTTCGGCGGTCGCCCCCTCGCGCCAGGCCCGCCGCTCCCGCCCGTCCTGCCGCCGGGGACCGAGCCGCGCCAGTGGTTTCCGTGGGCCGGCTACAACCTCTCCTTCACGCCCCGCTCCGAGTCCGGCGACCTCACGCCCTTCCAGGTCCTGCGGAACCTCGCGGCGATCTGCGACCCCGTCAAGAACGCCATGAACGACGTGAAGGGCGAGATCCTCGGGTTCGGCTGGGACATCAAGGCGAAGGACGAGGCGAGCCAGGCGCAGACGGCAGAGATTCAGGCGGCCAAGACCTTCCTGAAGTGGCCCGACCGCGTGCACGACTTCCAGCAGTGGCTCGCGATGATGATGGACGAGAACCTCACCATCGACGCCCTGTCGATCTACCGGCGCCGCACCGTCACCGGCGATCCATACGCCCTCATGATCCTCGACGGCTCGACCGTCAAACCGCTCGTCGACGTCCACGGCATCCCGCCACCGCCGCCGTTCCCGGCGTACCAGCAGATCGGCTTCGGCCAGGTCGAGACCGAGTACACGCTGCCGTGGCACACGCCCGACGGGTTCCAGCCGGACGGCGAGGACAAGGCCGAGCTCATCTACAAGCCGATGTGGCCGCGCGCCTGGACGCCCTACGGCGAGTCGCCCGTCGAGCGGCTCATCCCGACGATCAACCTGTATGCGCGCCGGCACCTCCACTACCTCAACTTCTACACCGAGGGCAACCTCCCCGAGGCCTTCTGGAAGTGCCCGGAGACCTGGACGCCGGAGCAGATCGGCCAGGCGCAGGACATCCTCGACCAGCTCCTCGTCGGCAACCCGAAGCTGCGATCGCGGCTGCGCCTGATGGCTGGTGGCGAGGGGACCGGGCTCGAGAACCCCCGCGGGCAGGACACGTGGGCGCGCGAGTTCGACGAGGCGCTCAAGCGCGACATCTACGCTGCGTTCAATACCTCGCCGCTCCCGGTCGTACAGATGATGAACCGTGCCACCGGCGAGCAGGCCGACGCGGCCGAGTCCGACAGCGGCACGAAGGTCCGTAAGGCGTTCATCGTCGGCATCATCAACCAAGAGATCGAGGAGTTCCTCGGGTACTCCTGCATTGAGTTCATCTGGAAGGACGAGAAGGAAGCGGACGAGCGGCTGCAGATGGAGAAGAACGTCGCCTACGTGGGCGCTGGCATCTACTCCATCGACGAGGTGCGCGAGACCGAAGGCAAGAAGCCGACCGGCACGCCCATATTCACCGAGACGGGCGCCGGCCTAGTCAAGCTGGGTCCCGAACTCGAGGTCATCGGAGCAAAGCCTGGGCCCGCGGTGCCGGGCGACGGCGCCCCGCCGGGTGCCGGTTCCGCAGGGGAGGTCCTGGCTGCCGCGCCGAAGATCCCCGTGCTCGAGAAGCGCCTGGCCGCGGAGCCGACTCTGACCCGTGACGCCCTCGACGATCTGAAGCGCTGGAAGAAGGTCGCGCTCAAGACCATCGCCACCGGGCGCCGGCGCACCTTCGAGACGACGTCCATCCCCGCCGTGCTGCGTACCGCCCTCGCGGAGTGGCTCGAGCATGCTGCTTCGTCCGAAGACATCCGGTGGGGCTTCGCCGTCCTGCCAAGAGCCAGGCGTCCGCTGCTCACTGCCCGCGCCCGGATCCGCCTCGAGCGAGGTCTCCGCGCCGCCGTGCTCGAGCACTTCAGGGCCCGCGCCACCGAGTTGGCGGCGACCGTGAGTGCCTCCTATCGCGGCCAGGAGCGCGATGAGGCGGTCAAGGAGGACCTCCCCGGGCCAACCGATGCCGCGATCGACGGGGCGATGGACTGGAAGGTCCTGGTCCGGAAGGTCGAGCCGGGCCTCGAGGCTGCCTTCTCCGAGGGCGGCGACCTGGCGATGCGGAAGGTCGGCGAGGAGGCGATCGCCTTCGGGATGCTCGACCAGGCCGCGGCCGACTATGCGGAGGCGCGCGCGGCCGAGATGGTGGGGATGCGCCGCCTCGAGGACGGCACCCTCGTCGAGAACCCGAACGCGGAGTGGTCGATCAGGAAGACGATCCGAAAGCAGGTGCACGACCTGGTCGCCCGGGCCACGAAAGAAGGATGGACCCGCCAGCAGCTCGTGGACGAGATCGAGAGCGCCACGATGTGGGAGGCGCGGGCCGATGCCGTCGCCCGCTCGGAGGTGGCGATCGCCGTGAACCAGGGCGCGGCCGAAACCTACAGCGCCGCCGGCGTGCAGACGATCGACATCCTGGACGGCCCCGGCTGCCTCGAGGACGGGCACGACGATAGCGTCGCTGGCGTGAACGGTGAGACCTGGACGGTCGAGAAGTTCCAGACGTACCCGATCGGACACCCGCACTGCCGCCGGGATGGCGTGCCGAACGTCGATTCGATCTCAGGAGAGGAGACCGCATGAAGCCGCCCGCCAGCCAGAAGTACCCGGTCAGCCAGGAGATGTACGACCGCCTGCAGAACACCTTCTGCTATCACGCGCCGAAGCCGGACCAGCTCCCGCGGTATGAAGAGCTCCGCGCGGAGGCGCGCGACATGGCGACCCTCATGGTGATGTTGTGCCCACCGAGCCGCGAGCTGTCGCTGGCGCTGACCCACCTCGAGGAGGCGGTCATGCAGGCCAACGCGGCGATCGCCAGAAACGAGGCCGGATGACCGAGGCCGTGCCGGCGCCGAGCCCCGCCCCTGCCGCCCCCGCGGAGAGGCCATCGCTGCGCGACGTCTTGAGCCTGTGGCGCCTGCGGCATCGCGTCCGCATGGCCTGGCAGGCGCTGTTCCCGGGCCGGCGCCTTCACTGGGGCGACGAGGCGACAAGGGACCTGAGCACGTGGATCGATGTCGAGCGCGACAAGCACGGTCGGGTGGTGGCCGTCCTCTACCGCGGCGCGCTCCTCCCGTTCAGGGAGACGACGGTCCACTGGGAGCAGTCTTCAGCTCTTCGTCGCATCTACGGCGCGCGGGGTCTCATGCCAATCATGGCGATGGACCTCATGCGCCCGGAAGCGCCGCGGCTTGACGAGGGAACGAAACCCAGCGATGTTGAGAGGGAAGCCGTTCTGACCTGAGGAGCTGAACCACCGCCGCCGCGCCTTGCTAGCGCAGTGGCTCTCACAACCGAGACCGAGAGATCGAAGGGCCTGTCGGGGCCGACACCTCGACAGGCCCTTTTTCTTTCGGGGACCAGGAGACGCCAGATGTCGAAGAAGAAGGAAGCCGCAGCTCCCCAGGGTGTCCGCCGGTTCTTCGTCCCGATCACCCGCGTGCACGAGGACGGTGACCGCGTCTTCGTCGAAGGATACGCCACCCGCGACATCGTCGACGACCGCGGCACCGCGTTCGACCACGACGGCGCCACCGAGGCCTTTACCGAGTGGACCGACACATTCGAGCGAATGACCGGCGGCGAGTCGCTCGGCAACATCCGCGAGATGCACCAGAAGGTCGCCGCCGGGAAGGTCATCGGCTGGCGACCGGACGACCAGGAGCGCGGCCAGTACATCGTCACGGAGATCGTCGACGAGGCCGCCAAGGAGAAGTGCCGGAAACGGGTTTACACCGGCTTCTCGATCGGCGCCAACCCCCTGGAACCGCCGCGCGTGGTGAAACGGGACGGGAAGTCCGTCCCGACCTACCACAAGTTCCGGATCGCCGAGGTCTCGCTCGTCGACGCCGGCGGCACGCCGGGGACGGAGTTCACCCTCGTGCGCCGCGCGCAGGATCCGCCGGCCGCGTCGGCCGAGGCGACCCCGGCTTCCGTGACGCCGGCCACGGCAACAACGCTGCGGGTCCCGCGGTCTCTCCGGTTCAACGCAGAGCGATTCACCCCCGACCAGGCGGCCGAGTGGGCGCGCGCCCACGAGTTCCGGGTGCGCCAAGTCCCGGCGGTGTCGGCGGTCGGCACGCCGCATGTCGAGATC